CCTAAAGCTGCATACCCACAGATATCTATCCAGGAGTCTTCGTGGTCTGGTGTCTCAATCAATCTCGACAACTTAACAGCAATCATACAAGCATACACTTGTTCAACTGTAATATCTTTATCTAGTATTGGTGACCAGAGATCAGCTATTCTTTTGTGATTAAGATAGGCATCACCATAATCCTTTGCCCTTTCTCCACTAATCAATACTTTTGCTTTGTCTAAGATTTGTTCTCTTTTCATATTTGATACCTATTCTCTGATTCCGTTTCGATTATATGTAAGTTTTCTTTTGTTCTTGTAACACCTGTATAAAAGACTCTGTGCTCATCATCTTGATATTGATTTTTAACACAAGCACGAGAGGACTCTGACATAAGTATTACATTGTCATCCTCTCCACCTTTCATTGCGTGTATGGTTGATATATCAATTCTTGGAGACTCAAAGTCTTCTCCTCTTCTAGTCAACGAATCCATATAGAATCTATCGTCTTTTGAAACATCTAACATATCTCTTGAAGTTGTGTCTTTAGGGGCAATCATTCCGTAGTTTTGAACTAAATCATCATACCCTAAAATGAGATCATGCTCTAAAAAATCTAGTTGCTTAACGACACCACGTTTTATCTTTGCTTTTTCTCCCATTTTGGGAAGTACAGCATAGAGGTCTTTGATCATTTGCAAAGGTAATTTACTGCCATTCTGCAAAAGTTCCCAAGTATTCATGTTCTTAATCATATCTTGATTTAAACTTGGCTTTCCATACAAGTTGTACAGATATCCGTCATCTCTTAAACCTTCTGCTATAGTTTGTACAATTCGATTTGTACGAGCCATAATTGTCCACGAACCTTGGTCAATGTTTACATCAAACAAACTAAGATGATAGTTGACACTGCCCTTCTTTGCTAGAGGTTTCCAATCCTTTTCTTGTCTATACGATATCCTCTTTACAATCCTATTAGCGATAGAGTACACCGATTTAGGGACTCTATGACTTTGTGTTAAAACTTCTATAGTATCACAGGCATTTATAAAATCTCTTACATCAACACCATTCCATCGATGAATACATTGATCATCATCCCCCGCATACCAAATCTCTTTTGCATTCTCCTTCATAACATAAACTTGCTCCCATTGTAGTGGAGTCAAGTCTTGTGCTTCATCGACAATCAACAGATCTAAAGAAGGAGAGCTTCCTTGATCTACAAACCCTTTAATCATATCCGTAAAATCTACTTTATCATTTTCTTTTTTGTAGTGCTTGTAAACTGCTTCTAACTTTTTTAACAATACCCAATGTAGATTGTAATCGTCTGTATCATTGAACTGTTGCCCTAAAGATATACATCTCATAATTGATCTATGTATAATCTCAAGATACTTATTACCTTCTCTAGCTGATACACTAATCAATCCGTCTTGAATATTTCTTGCAGTTCCATTGTCAAATACCAACCCAACTTCATTACCAATCTTGCCAAAATCATATTTAGACATGACCTGTTCTTTCTTAAAACCTAACCATTGAAAGCCTGTAGAATGCAAAGTTCTAAACCAAGGTGTATCTTCCTCTGTAAGGTTTAGTTCTGCAGCAACCCTTGATCTAGCTTCCTCTACCGATTTGCGAGAGAATGATACAAAACCTATTCTATCTGGTGGTATACCTTTTTTCAACGCATCACGAACCACGTTAATTAAAGTATATGTCTTGCCACATCCTGGCGGCCCAAAGATTAATTTTTCTTTTACCATTCTGGTAACCCCCAATTTCTGTCTGAATCATTTCGTCTATTGGGACGTGGAGGTCCTATAAAAGCTGCAGTATTTTTAAGAGCTTTATAGAGATTTCCATCCCAAGTATAAACATGAATCCAAGCCATAGTGCCACTAACTCTAGTTTTTCCAGAGTTAGACAACATTCCTAAAATAAAATCCTTCTTAAAAGTATATTCTCGCATCTGCCATTTATGAGATCCTTTACCAAATTTTTTCCAAGAATAATTATTTAAAAAATCATACGTCATTTCTGATTCTTTAATTTCATCTGGGTGTTCAAGAATATATTCAAATCGTTCTTTGTCTATCCTATTTTTAGTAAGTATTTCCTTTTCTTTTTTATCTATTTCTTCTTCACTTATGTTAGAATATTCTTTTAATTTAAAAACATCTTGAGAAGCATTCTTTATTTTCTGCTCTATTAATCTTTGTTCAAAAAGATGCAGTAAAATTTTAGCACCTTTAGGTTTCATTCTTAAATTCCATTCACATCCAGCATAGACTTCACAAGGTTTAATTTTGTTAAAAATACAGTAATCTTGTACCGCCCATTTAGCTTTTCTAGGTTTTACCTCGGGTATAAAATTAATTACCGATGTCCAATGCTTGTAAAGTTTTTCTGCTAAAACTTTCCTAGAATCATCAGGATTAATTACTGACCAATATTTGTCTCCAAAACTCCACCATTGATCAAAGTCATTCATTACTTTGTCCTTGGTCTGGTTTTAATCCAATCTGACACATCTCTTCGTATCCATCGCATAGGACTCTGCTTACTCCTAGCACCTAATTTCAATGGTCGTGGAAAGATACCTTCGTCCATCCATCTGTAGATGGTAGACTCGGAAACCTTTATCCATTCAACTATCTCCGTCAATGTGAGAAGCTCCTCTTCTTTAGAATGGGATGTTGGATTCATTACTATTCTCCTCTATTGGTAATTCTATTTCTTCTTCCTGAAACTCTGGAACCCACCAAACTCTTATGTTTGACCATTTTCCAGTGTCATCATCTTTTAATGTATAAACACCATTACAATTTTGACCATCATTTAAATCTTTTAACCTTTGTTGAAGTTGAGGTCTGGTGTAACCATTAAAACCACGTTGTCTTAAAAACTCCTGCAAACCTTTTATCGTAAAATATGTAAGATCATTTTCTGTCCAGGGTTTACCTATATTCAATTCTTCTGGTGATCTTGCTCTGATTCTACTTGTACAGTATGTCTGTAACAACTCTTTGAACTGACCCTTCATGGTTAATTCTTCTGGTACTTCGATAGTTGTAGCTTTTTCTAAAAGACGATTAATTAAAGTTTGCCAATCGCTAGGTTTCATAATCGGTGGCATATAATTTAGTTGCTCGATACAAGCCTCTTGAAAGTGCTGTTGCATCTGTAATTGCTTGGTAGATATCTCAAGACGTTTACCATTTACATCAACAAAGAACAACCTTGGGTCTGACAACAGTATTGTAAGACCTCCTATCGAAGGTGTAGCATCACCATTTCCTACACCAAACTTTCTAGTCTTGCAAACCTGCTTGTCACAATGACTCTTTAAAGGCTCCACATTACATTGATACTGATACTCTTTCTTCTCATGCTGTTTCTGTAAAGCAACTATCTCTGTTGCAGGTAAAGGTGGAGAAGAATACTTTTGGTTTATATCCTCAAACATCTTCTGCCAGGTATCCTTATCTTTCTTCTGACAGTACGTGCAAACATTAAATAGAACTGTATTCCTCGCACCTTGTGGTACACCTAAGTTTAAAAACCCTTGCAGACAAGGAGGGGCATCAGAGAACTCTTCTCTTCTTGTACCAAAATCTATCTTGTTGATTTCATACAAGGTTGTTTGTTTCTTTTCAGCTTGGGCAAGAAACTGCTCCAAACTTAAATCTTTGCCTTTATCATCTACCGCATATCGAACTGTCTTATCACTATCAAAGTATGGTAAGTTTATAAAGTTACCTACATCACCTCTATCTGCTAATATCTGGTCTTGTTTCGGAAATATCTCACAACCAGAAAAACCCATTGCTGCAGCAATCTCGAACATATGATCACGAAACTCTGCCGCATTAACCCAATCTTTCATAAATATAAATATATGTGCACCACCAGACTTTGAACGGCAAACAATAGCAGGTATCTTTAAATCCTTACATTTCTTTGCAATCTCTTTGTGGTCAACATTATAAGTGTCAATGTCAAGGACACCAAACTTGCATTCGTTGTTGTTGGTAATGGGGATCGATCCAATACCTTTTACACCTTTTAAGTGTTCTTCTATCATTTCTACGGACAAAGGTGTTTTAACGATAATGCTCTTTGCTTCAGCTTTACCATTACGTCTCTTACTGCCCACAGTAGTTTCACCATGTGCAAGACTAGATCCCTCAAATAGATTAAAAAATTTCTGTGCAACTGACATAATAAAAAGTAGCAGTGCTTAACACTGCTACTCTCCATCACCCTAGAAGGGTGCTTCGTCTTGGTTTTCAGAAACAGCCTTGGCTTCTCCCTTCATAACTGAAGATCGGAAACTTTTAGCTTCATCAAACAAAGCCTTGGAATCCACTAGATCGACTTTCTCTACATTGAGATTGTACCATGTACCTAGTTCATTGGACTCCTCAACTGTCTTTATTCGCCACTTGGTAGCAAACAAAGCAGGTTGTTTAAAGTTACCATCCTTATCTTGGATCTTGAACATTGCTATTTGTGTCTTCCACCTACGACTAATCTTTAATGCAGAAGATTTCATATCAATGATAGCAGGTTGTGCACTGCCATCGTCATTCAAGACCATACAATAGTGCTGATCAGACTTAACTAACTGATTACCACTCGGAAGTATCTCTACACTTCTATCCCTGGTCGTTTGACTAAGAACAGGTGAGTCTACTTCGATCTCACCTACAAAGCCACCCCCTTGATCTCTTGGGACAAACTCAAGATACTTTGTTTCCTGGTAGCAAGGTATAACTACGACACCTTCCTCACCTGTCCAGAACTCTCCTGTAACAGTGTTGAACAAATCACCTTGTGATGCACCATCAATATACTGAGGATCACTTTTCTTAATCTGTGGTGACAAAGCTTGGATTGCTCTGATAAAAGGAATCTGTAATTCATTTGTATCATAGTTAATACCCTCGCCTGCCGAGTTAAGTATGTCATCCATAATTGGAGACACTGTTGTATTAGATTTTGTTGTTATATCTTTTTTATCTGGCATATCTACCTCCCTTATTTTCTTTTAACAACTGCTGTTCGTGCCACAAAAGCACCAAACAAATCCAAATCAATAGGAGCACCTTTTTCAACCATGTCCCTTACAAATGCTTTAAGAGTCATAGAATGAATGTGCGTCTTTGATTCGGGATGAAAACCTTTTTGATCCAGATCAACCATTAGATCTTTAGCAACATTGTCCTCACCTCTACCGAAAGATAAAGTTATGTCATTCTTAATGATATCGTCATAACCATTCTCTCTCAACCAAGCATAAGCCTGGTCTTTCTTATCCATAGGTATCGATGCAGATACAAAACTCTTTAACGAAACAGTTGCACCATCAACGTCAAGTCTGTCTATACCCATCTCATCCATAACTTCTGGAATTTGCTCAAAAGATATGTTCTGCTTTTTAGCTTTCAGAGTTTTTAAAAAATCCTCAGCTTCTTGTATATCTTTTGTCACTTGGTTTAGCTGATTAACTAAACTTGATAATCTCTTTCCTTCAATCGGATCGACTTTATCAAACGAGGATGATTCAGCAAACATCTCATCCTCTAATAGTATGTTCTTGTTTTCCATAACAAGTATCTCCTCTTCAGGTTTAGGTTGACAACATAATTGTTATCAATATATTATAGGACAATATGAGGTATTATGAATGATAAGTCAAGAGCAATTTAAAACAAAACCATATAAACATCAAATAAAATCATTAGAGCTTGGCTGGGACAAACCTAGTTTTGCTTTGTTTATGGAGATGGGCACTGGTAAATCAAAGGTTTTACTCGATAATATTACAATGTTGGCAAGACGTAAAAAAATAAACTTTGCTTTCATTATTGCTCCCAAGGGAGTTTATCGTAACTGGATTGATAAAGAAATACCAGAACATTTTTCAGAAGATGTAGAACACGAATGTATATTCTGGAAATCTAATATGAACCAGGGTGAGAAGAAGTATTGGTTAAACTTCTGGAGGAATCCACCGCAAGATAAGTTTATTATCTTTGTAATGAATGTTGAAGCTTTTTCCACGACTCGTGCATTTAAGAATGCAGATGTCATTAGTTCAATGTTTGCAGCCAAAGGTTTGATCGCCCTGGACGAATCAACCACAATTAAGAATCCAAAGGCCAAAAGAACAAAAGCTTTGTTAAAGATTGCAAATAAGTTTTCTTACAAAAGAGTATTAACTGGATCTCCAGTAACAAATTCACCTTTGGATTTGTTTTCGCAGTGTGAGTTTCTAGGGACTAATATGTTGGGATATACTTCTTATTATGCTTTTCGGGCAAGATATGCTGTTTTAAACAGCCGTCAGATGGGTAATCATAGCTTTCAACAAGTGGTAGGGTACCGACATATTGATGAATTAACCAGAAAAATAGATGAATTTTCCTTTCGAGTTCTTAAAGATGATTGCCTAGACTTGCCTAAAAAGATTTACACATCTAGATATGTTTATATGACTTCAGAACAAATAAAGATGTATGAAGATATTAGAAAGAAAGCTGTGTTGATGTTGGAGAATGATGAATTTGTATCAACTCCTTCGATGATTACACAGATGCTACGTCTGCAGCAGATTTTGTCGGGGCATCTAAAATCTGATGATGGCAACATGATTACCTTTCCAACCAGGCGATTGGACGAACTTCTTGAAATTTGTGATGAAGCACCCAATAAAGTTATTATATGGTCGAGATTTAGATATGATATCATTTCAATCGTTAAAGCATTGAATAGTAAGTATAAAGGAAATGTAGCAAAGTCTTTTTTCGGAGATACATCTGACAATGAACGTCAAGAGATTGTTCGGGACTTTCAAGACATGAACTCTGAACTTCGGTTCATGGTCGGGAATCCATCAACTGCGGGAAGAGGTTTGACACTTACTGCAGCAAATACTGTGATTTATTATGCTAATGACTTTAACCTTGAAACCAGGATGCAGTCTGAAGATAGATGTCATAGAATTGGTCAAGAAGATAGAGTTACATATATTGATCTTATATGTGAAGGAACAATTGATGAAAAGATTGTTAAGTCTTTAACAGGTAAAATTAAACTAAGTGCCCAGGTATTAGGAGAAAATATAAAAGAATGGCTAAAGATACCCAAGAAATAGATAAAACAATAGAGATTATTAAAGATTTTAAAAAAGGATGGTTGCCCTACCAAATTGCAGTAGAAAGATTTAGTAAGGCAACCGGCCTATCTGTTAGGATAGCTGAAGTATTATTTAATGAACAAAGAAAAACTACTAAGTAACTTCTTTCATTTCAGCATGAGCTTTTTTTATTAACACACCCAACTGCCTAGCAATTGTTCTTTCCTGGTTTTCAGCAATCTGTTTTATCATTTTGTAAACATTGTTTGGAACAGCAACTGTTCTAAACTTTACTTCTTTATCTTTTTTCATTTGTCCCTCTTTCTTGGTTGTCTGTAACATATAATTATTTATACGTTACTGTCAATAAAAAACAACTTATAAAAAGTTTTTTTAACTTTACCCCAAAAAGTTGTTTTTCTTTTTTTTGGGGTAGAGTTTTTTATGTGAAGTGCTAACAAATTACTATTTCGCACTCTTTTTTTCCATATTTGTATATGTCACCTTGCAGCACAAACATTGAACCTCGCCTTTTTTAGATTCGGGAAGTTTTGCTTTACATACAAGACAAAATACATCAGCTTTCTTTGTCATAGGTTATCTCCTTAAAATAAATTTCTGCATCTTGCTTATGATTAATTATGCAATATCTCATAATATCGGCAATACTTATTTGTCTATCAACGTCATAAGATAATTTTCGAGATAACTTCTTAATGTCATCTAAATCGTTTTTGTCCATCCTCAAAGAATACATGGAAAAATTATCTTTTAATTTATTCGGTCTGGCCATCATGTCCTCCATTTAATTTTCTTATATAAACAATTCGTCTTGCTTGACCTCCTGTAAGGTTAAAGTGTTCGGCTAAATCATCCATAGTAAACTTTCTATCAATGTTAACCTTTCTATGAACACCACCTTCTTTTTTGTATTTGATATCGTTTTTATGCTCATGCCAATACTGCTGAACCTCGTTTACAAAATCATCATTGAATTTTGTCATTATTCCATCTCCCTTCTGTAGAATATGTGATCGTTGATACGAACTGTTTGTGTAAAATTATAACTCCAGGATGGGGTTACATAATGTGCGTGGTAATGTGTTGAACCTTCGGTAAAATCTACAATATTTAAAGGTCCCTCAATTAAAGCATAAGCAATCTCTTCTGCCCATTCGTAAGCAGCGTGATCGGTTATGGTTTCGGGTTTGCCGTCACACCAGAAACTAAACTGACACATATTCGGGATCGGGGTTTCGGGATTCCAGGAATAATAATATCCTTCGGTAACAACTCCACAAACATTGTTGGGGTATCTAGGATCTGCAACTCTGGACATAATTACTTGCCCCACGGCTATCTGTCCAAGTGTTGGCTCACCTCTGGCTTCAAAGTATATTGCAGTTGCTAAACAAGCTAATGTAGAAATCATTTGACTTCTCCTTTCTTTTTTTGCTATTAATTAATTACCTCGTTGATTAAGGTTACCCCAAACTGTTCTTTAATCCTTTCTAGCAGTTTGGGGTAGTTTTCATTTATTGTTAGATAATACACAATTACTTAAAACGATTTTTTCTTCATCTGTAAGTTCATATAATCTCCAACGAATTAAACTTGTTTCACAACTCTGTAACTCATCAAAAGTTTTATAATAAAACCTAGTTTCACATTTATGATCAGTTGCAGTAGTCATAAAACAAACAAGTGCCATTGCCTTATAAATCATAGTTCTGCTTGGAAACGACACCAACCTTGTTTCTTGATGCAATCATAAATCTTCTGACCAAGCTGAAGTCTTGCATACCATTCAAGTATCCTTCTGACATCCTTCTCTGAAACTACTCCTAAAACTTTTGTCAGCATCTCATTGTTATAACCACCATCAAGATCATCAAAAAATTTATCTAACTTGTTTTCATACTTTTCAAGATATCTTTTACATTCTGATATGCCCACGGCTACCTTATCTAGATCGTCCTTTTCAAAGTTATAATCCAAAAAACCAGGTGTACTGCCTTCTACACCAAAATAATCTGCATCACTTGAAGATTGAACTCCAAACCAAAATTTGCCGTCTATATCGCCTTCGTAATATCTACCCAT